CTTTATCTGCTGGTGTATAGGTAATATCGTAACGATTGAAGAATTCAGTCATGAATGATTGAGTGAATCGTGGACGCTCCGGTGATACTGCTGCTATATTATCATCGCCATAGGTAAGTAACTTAACATATTTCTTAAAGGTAGCGACATCATAATTAGCATCAGCATAAGCCATTCTAACCAATAGACTATTCGCAATACTATTGAATATAACCGTTAACATATGACCAGAAGCATGTCCTTTATAAAAATTGACAATATCCCCATCCCAATTGGTAAGGTGATATATTGTATCCATGAGATAAGTTTCAATAATAGTTAAATGGTGCTCCTGGTAACCGCCCTCTTTACACAATCTCAAAATAACGAAAGCAGTGTAATATAGAACAACGAAAGGTATATCTATATCATAGCGCGCATAATCTCCATTTATGTGATGATCACTAAAATTGAGATATCTAGCAAAACCAGTCCAGTCTCTACTGGATGCATTGCAACCGGCGGCTAATTCAAATACTAAATTGTTTTCTTGTATGATTTTGACTAATGGTAACAGATATTGTCTACCGATTATAGTACAACTAACAGGGGCTGCAAAGAAACATCTATTCTTTCCTGCCTTAAATTTAGTTAGGGATACTACCTCATCTTTGAGACTTGCATTAAATATAGGATGTACCATCTCAGAATTACTGTAACACTGTTTGATTCTATTTACTTCATCTCGCAGTTTCTCACCCATAGCATATCGCAAACTTCCGTCCTGATTTTCTCGTGATTCAAAATAAGCTGATTTGACTCCTGGAAAACCAAAGCCACCACTTGTATTCATATTGAGACCATCAATGAAGCGAACACCATCTTGTCCGTTAATGGCATCTTGATAAGATAATTTCCTCAATGGGGTAATAACCGATTTGACATCTTGGAAATACTGTTCAGCTACGCAAGCAACAAGATCTTCTGGAATAGTTTGAAGGTCTCTACTCTTATTGCTAAATGCATAAGCAGCAGCATCATACCAACCAGTAGGTTTATTCCCTTTAGAAAGATCAGGGGCACAATGATTGGTAGGTCCAAACCTCTCGACTACGTCATCAAATAATATAGTCTTACGAACCCTTGACTTATTATGGGCCAGGGGAACATTCAAACTAGTGATGTAATTGAATTTATTGATGTCTTGATCTGCCCAATTCACTCTGCTCTTACTATGCAAAGCAACCTCAGTATAATTATCATATGAGATTGTACCAGACTTACATGCAGTAACATAAACAAACTTCTTATTGAGAAATTTGATTGCCTTATCTATATCATCATTCACCACGTCAAGGATCATAGTTTCAATTCCAATAAGGGCAGCGACAACAATTCCAGATATGAAAACTCCACCATTATTATTATTAATCATAAAAGAAGTTCCACAGTTTCCCTGAAAACCTGGATGTTGCACACAGTAACCCCGGGAAGTACGAGTGATAGAACTATCTGTATTTGTATACCTATAGGATTCCCTATATACCGCCGATAAATCAATACTTCTAGTATCTGAGCTTATCAAGTCGCCCTTGCAATGCTGATTATAGGGTACTTTGAGAAAGTACTTGCTCAAATCCTTACCAGGTCTAAATTTCAGTAAATTGAAAAATACAAGATCCTTTGTTGCATGGAAAAACATGCATTCGCGATTAAGGATGTATGTAACATATTCTTTACTAGCATCATAAGGGGAAATAGCAATCTTCCATTGTCCATCGAGTGCT